GCTTCTATGAATGATGGATTGTAACCACCTATAGCTTTAAATCTTAAATAACATGTATCTGAACCGCGGGTAGGTCTCTTCTCTGTAGCTTCCCTGAGAAGAGGAGACTTGGAATAAAGTTTTTCAACTTCACTAAATATCATTTTTGACTGTCTAAAGACAGGCGCTATCAATCCTACACGATAGCCTGGGTATAACATACAACTTAAAGCCGACAGTGCTCCTAATAGAAATGTTTTTCCAAAACCACGACCAGCCACTGCTATAACATAGTTCTTAAACCACATATCCTCAAACACTACACGCTGTATGTCAGCTAAATCTATCCGTAAAAGATCATAAGCAGCTATACAGGGATTCTGCCTGTAAAAATTCAGCAGCTCCATCCCCTGATCCATCAATAAATCGGCGGCTTTTATCACTAATCATCGTCCCCCTCATTTATTTCTGTTTCCACATCATACCTGTTGCCAGTATAATCCTTACGGGACTCTAAAATAGCTTCTTCTTCCAACTTATTCTTACGGATTTGTTCTTGAAGCTTTTGTTTCTTTTGATCATCGAATGCTACAGCCAGATCTACTATAGAGAACCCTTTAAACTCATTAGGATTTATCCTGTCCTTACGACGAGCAAACAAATTCTCTTTTAATACTTTATTCTCTTTACGAATCTTTTCAACGGCCGCCGAAATATCTACCTGTCTATCAGCATCATCACGTGCTGTTCTTAGTAATCTAAATTCCAGGACACGGTTCTTAGCTAAATCCATTATATCATCCATGTCGCCAGATGTTAGATCATCACCTTCAAAATCAGCCAAATAAACATCTACAAAATCATGATATATAGATGCCTCGGGTGCAGTAAATATTTCTTCTATTGGAATTATATTCTTAACAAGCTTAGTCGGCTCTAACTTCTTTGGTCGGCCGCTTCCTTCTCCTCCCATCTATTACCCCCTAGTAATAACCCATTTCATCAAAATACTCATCAGGATCTAACCCCAGTATTTCACATGCTTCCATGAAAAGAACTATCATCTCTGGTGTTACCTCATGACTAAAAAACTCTATATTGGGCCCTACTGTAATTTCAATACGGTTAGCATTTCTGAGGCTCTTAAGCGTCATGACATCTTCTATCATATCTAAGCGTTCCTCATTTTCTGCCATCCACTCACATACTTCCCCGCCCTCTTCAAAATTACAATACATATTTGTTAATTCTTCCGACAGCGGATTCTTCTGTTTAAAATAAACTATCAAAGAATCTGATATCTTATCCTTTGTTTCCTGTCTGTGTCGTTGTCCTCTCTTAGATTCACTTATTGCCCGTTTACTGGACTCACTCAACCTAAACCCTACTGGCCTACCTCTGCGCCCGTTATTCATAGCTCACCTCCGTTACAGTGGAAAACTCTTTACATTCTGGACATATAATACCAGCAGTCGCCGTAGTGCCGCCAATAACAAAACCGCAGTTATCACATTCGACCGTAGCTGGTTTACCAAGAGGTTTGGCCGCTTTTCTAAAATTAAAATCTAAATTCTTTCCGTCTGATACTTTACTCTCTCTGTGAATTCTGGCATTGTGTTTGTTGACGCCGCCCTTAGGCTCATATCTCCTGGGAGATCCGGGAGCAAGCTCTTGATTCAAGGGGGCCTGTTTTACATGTTTAGCTATATCCCTTTTAAATTGCTCATTCATTTAATTCCTCTCCCTTCCTTTAACAATAGATGCCTCATATTCCATCCTAAAATCAGAGTCAGACATAATACGCTGAGCTTCAGAAATATTGTTTTTATCAAAGAAGCCATCTGGAAACAAGTAATACGGTGTCATTCTAGTTTCATACCCACAATTGACCAACTCCCACATAGGATTAGTATCATAAAATCCTGTAGACATCAGTATTAATTTATCAGATTTCTCATCTAGTAACTTTAAATTTTCTACAGGGACGTAAGACGCTTCATCTACAAGGACGAGGTCGAATCTTCCAGCATCTGCTGAAGCCCTGCTTAAATGTAAAACTTCAATATTAGACATGTCTAAATAACTCACAGGCTTAAAATTCAGATGGCAGCTACTGTCGGTTCTAAACGGCCTTTTATTACATGATTTATTAACGCGAGGTAATGTGTAAAGCCTCTCTATTTCACTAAACACTAATTTGGCCTGTCGGAAGACTGGTGCAGTAATACACACCTTATAGCCTGGATACAGCATACATTTTAATGTAGCTGCTAATCCCAATAGAAATGTTTTTCCGCCGCCCCTTGAAATTATCTCCAATGCACGATCACAAGACCATATTTCACTAAATATCAAACTCTGAACTGCTGTCAGATCTATCCCCAACAAATCATAAACTGCTAATTTAGGTTCAGATCTATAAGTATTAATTATATCCATTAATTCCTCTCCTTGTTATAAATAGATAGGCGCAAAGGCCTTATCAATCCACACATAATATTAAGTTATCTCCCGTCTGTGGTCTACATGTATCTCTCTCTTACTAGCAATATAGTCAGCCAGATATACTGTTAACTCCTCTGGAGTGTATGTATCCAAATCCTTTTTCCAAGCCTTTGAACTCCATGGACCATAATGATATCCACATGAATTACGTATAATTAGGTAAGATTTATCAGACAGCATCTGTGTAGCGTCCTGAACCTCTTTAACCAAATCAGCAGCTAAAGCCGGGTGGTTCTTAGCCGTATGCCCGGTCTTCTTCATTCCCTGTTTTCTTAAGTCATGTATTAAACAAGACGCAAGTATCTCATCTCGTCTGCTCTCACATTCAAGTCCGCGGCATAACTGATACGCCACTGTAAAAACCTTCTTAGTGTGTAGTATAGTGCCGTCAGCGCCTAGCTCATCAATAGGATGATACTTACCTGACGAAGACGCCGGACAATCAATAAAGAAATAGTCCGGTGCAGCACAGATACATAACCTAGTAAATTCTCTTATTGTTTCATCAAATATTAACTCAAGTTGTCCTAAAAATACACTACTCTTTAAATTCTCATCAACCATTGTAATTCCGCTCCTTGTTTTAATACGGTTTGAATTGTCGTTGTGTTGTATCCGTATTAGTCCTTACCGTTTCCGTTCTTATTGAATTATGATTCACATTGTACCCTGGGGCTTTCCAACCATCTCCCCTGGCAGTGTCCGCATTATATCTTTCTATCGGAGTTCTAGGGTTAATAGTTAAATTCTTGTAGCTATAATTTTTATCCAGCACCCAAGGATATCTAGTTGTCATCCTCACCCAACGAGGTGTTGCATATTCTGATATATCTATTGGCATTTTAGCCTCCTTGTTTTTCTACTTGAGTACAAAGCGCTATACAGCCCTTATAGAAATCATGCCATTCAGGCGCATTCCTATCGTGTAAAGAATCAGCCTGTCGGCTACAATAGTTTGCACATTTTTGACTAGCTTATTCATCCTCCAATGTTTTATCATCTGAACATGATTCTTTTTTCTTGCCAGTTTTCTTACTTTTCTTATCTTTCTTTTTCTTATCGTCGTCCTCCATATCGTCGTCTTTCTTGACGAACGGATTCACACCTTTCTTGGCTTTGGCAATCTCTTCATACTCTTCTGCATATGCTTCAACTGTTCCAAGCTCCATTGCGTTGGCCTGCATAAAACTCATCAGGGTCATGGCAAAATCTGGAACATTCGTTCCTTCCCATTCATAACTGACTGACATATACTCATTATCACTAATCTTTGCTACCACGCGAGCAGAGTTATAACCATCTTTGCTCTTGGAAATGTTAGAAAACATCACCTGATCGGCTGCAATCTTAATTACCATATCTTTATTAGCCATTGACTTTAATCTCCTTTATTTTATTCAAATCATTTTCACTGTCCCTCAAAAATTTAGCTACTTCAGACGCAGAAACCTTTAACTCTTCCAACGTCCAGTTATTGATTACTGTGAAATCAAATCTGTTGTACTCATCCAATTCGACTTCTGAGGGGTGTTGCATGTTGTGCACATCATCTTTATTTTCACGGTTAATTCTAATAACAAAGCCGCCGTTGTCAATGACAAAGTCAGCTTCATTAATATATCTAACATCAGTAATAATGACATTAGTGTACTCCTTTTCTTCAATAACTTTAAATAAATTCTTTACCCAGAACCCATTATCAATGCTTCTATAAAAAGCGCCAAAATCCTGCATGATTTCTCTGGCTGTCCAATAAGTACTATTAAACGGTAAATTAGAATCGCCAAAATGACTACCTGTACCTTGAAGCTTAATATATCTTTTATCTGGTACTTCCTTATCCTCTCCCCAAAGCTGCTCCCACGTCAAGTCGAAAGCCTCCTGGCATCTTAGCTTTAGTTCGTTAGCGAATCCCATCATAACATAAGGAGGATAAGCCTCCTTATTAAGTTCAGCTGCTAACATCTCTGCAAACGTATTTTTTCCACTTCTAGCTTTACCACTCACTCCGATTATCATATTCCTTCTCCTTAAATCTTAAACTTTTTAATACTTCTACTCACCTTACTCTGAAAACTTTTAATATCACGCCTGAGACTGTTTGATTCTTTTTCCATATGGGCTACAGCATCCTCTAACTGCTTCTCTCTATCAATCTCCATGAACTTAACAACATACTCTTTGCACCTAGTGTCATCTGTACATTTTCTATGGTGCTCATCACATACACAAATCAAATCCATATCTTCGAATTTAGCCCATACTTTTTTAATCAACGTTCGTACTCCACTCTATGGCCTGTAGACCATTCGATATAGTAGTATACTCCTCTAATAGAGCATCTCTCTGTTCCATCAAACTAAACACCTCTAGTACACCTTCCTCTGTCTCTATTAAAGAATTGAGTAAATCTACTTTGCACTTCGTAGTTTTAACTATGATAATGGCATTAGCTAAACTTACCTTTGAGCCACCAATAGATACCTCAGTATCATTGTTAATCTTATTTATTAATATAAGATGACTTCTGTATTTGTCAAGTAAGCCCAGTAACTTAGTAGTAGCTGTATCAGCTAAAGTAACATCGCTATCAACTATCCTATAAAGATAGTCCTCAAGTTGATTTATCTTTTGTTTAAGGTTTAGTTTCTCTATAAGAACTTCAGCTAATACCATATCTCACCTTTACTCCTCAGGTCTGCAATCGTGCGCCTGAACACCTCTGTCCGTATCAACCAGCTCAAAAGATACTGCCTGGCCGGCCTTTAAGGTTTTATAATTATCCATTACAATATAACTATAATGTACAAAGTACTCTGTCTCATCTGGGTCATCATCAATCAGCACAAAGCCGTACCCACGTTCATTCGAAAACCACTTCACAGTTCCACTAATTCGTTCGCTCATTTTAAGTAAACCTCCCTAAGTCCTTAGTTCAAAATGCGGAAGATCGAAAAAAGTTTGATCGTGAAGTTCGCCATCGCTGTCCCAATCGCCACCCCAGCGTAGGTTAATGCCTAGCTGGTCAGCTACAGCCTGAACATATCCGCCAAAATGATAGAATTTCTGACTATCATTCCAACGAATATTAGGCTTGGTTGAGAACCAAGGTACAACGTCAACGGCCAGTGATGGTTGTTTATTGTGTTTGCCGTCAGGCCATTGTACCTTAGAACGTCCTTCATGAAAAGCTTTATCTTGATCTTCCTTAGATCTGTTACCACATATAATGGCACAGTCATAATGCTTTATTACTTCATTGAACAGCCGTTGTAAGTCTGAATGGGCTGTTGCTAAATTGTTTTTACTTCTATTTCCGAAACTTGGCATTTTTCCTCCTCCCTAACTAATAAGAGGTTAAATTATTTAAACAAAGGTAACGCGTTGACCAAATCAGCCGGTGCTATTGAAATATTCAAAGAGGCCAGATCAAAAGGGGCCAGATCAACTTCTTTATTTAGAGCTCTTTTAATAGCAGTATTAAATTTCTTTTCGTTCTCTGGTAGAATCTTAATATTCTTCTCTGCACCTTCACCCTCTTCCTCACCGTACTTTCTAAAAAGTTCTGCGCGTTTAACCTCAAACTCCTGAATTGCAACCAGAACATCCTTTACAAACTCTGCAAACTCGCGGGCTTTTCCGCCGTCCACTTCCATTCCAGCAACCTTTTCCAGTGTTGGTCTTGCGCCAACCATTTCATTGATTTTCATTTTAAATAAATCCTCCTAAGATTTAAAGTTGGGCAGCCAACATACAGCCATTAGCAACAGCTGTCATAGGGTCGCCCGCTTTTCTGATTTCGCCTACCTTAATAGGCAGGTCTATTGTTTTTAGTACATCTGCAATCTTCCTATTGAAACCTTTGGCTAAGGTAAGACCGCCTGATACTACCAAAGAAACTTCCTCTCTAAATATAGGCAAGTCTTTCTTACGTCTAGTCAATTCAAATGCTATGTTCTCTATGGTATATCTTATTACACTACCATAATATACAGATACAGCCTCCATAATTTTAGTGGAATAATTATTCAAATCCACTCCTGATTCCTTCTCAAGCTGAATCAAACTGGGAGAAATGTCCAGTGCGTTTCCTGCTGACAAATCTATAAAATCCCCAGCTCTGGTCGTACTAAATTCTACCAATGGGTCTCCTTGGTGGATGACCGCGGTATTTACCATTCCAGCACCAAAGCTGAGACAAATACCAGTAAGTCCTTCATCCAGAAGTTCACTCAGCGCGATGGCAAAAGCTTCATTGATTGGTTGCGCTCGGTAACCCATCTGTCCTAAATAACCACCCATCATTTCAGTATGGTACACAATATCAAATGCACCATCAATGGGTTTAGCAGGAACGGAGTAAACTAAATTGGTGTCTCCAGCTCCTTTACCTAAAAGATTCTCTATCAATATTTTAAGCATCGGTAGAGAGTCTGCTTCTTTGGGTGAGATCACACCCCTCCTTAACGGCCTCTTAGCTACATCGTTTCTTTCAATCGCTGTCTCAAGAGCTTCCTCGCCGACAACCACAAAAGAACCATCTTTGTCCTCGATAAAATTGAAGGCCCTTTTCTCAAGAGCTTTCTTGATGCTGTTACGATTAACTTCGCTCTTAGGTACAATTCTGTAGAAAGCATCTCGCTGCATTCTAAATACTGGGTTGCCATCCTCCCCAATCGTAGCAGCTACTAACATGTTGGTACCAATATCTAATCCTACACCATTACTCATCTTAATTCCTCCTATTTAGTAGGCAACTTACCAAGCAAATCTTTAAGTTTATTGACTTTGCTCCCTACCTCATCTTCCTTAACTATTGTTTCTATATTGATTGACGCTTTCATTCCTTCTGCAGCATCATCACTCAAAGGGTCAACGAAAACTTGTTCCATTTGAGGTCTTTCGGGGTCTATAATTTCATTACCCATAATAGCTGGTCTGGTCTTTAAGGTTTCAATTAACTCCTGCTTACCTGATACCTCTTGTTCTAAGACAGCTATTTGTTTTTTCAACTCAGCTGCTTCTGTGTTCTCCGCCTGCAACTTATCTATCTTTTCTTTTAAACCCGAGTTTTCTTTTGTTATAGAAGCATGTAATTTAGTAAGATTATCATTCCCTCTTTGTAGTTCTACTATCTGTACTTTATATTCTTTAACCAATGGAGCTAAATCTGAATTCTGAGCGGTGGCGCCTTTAAAAGAAATAGCCGCCTCAGACACCGCAGTCTCCACTGCCTTCCTTATCTCTTCATCAACCTGTTCTGGTGAGAAGAATCCAGCAGGAGCAGCATCACCTGATCTACTCTTCAGGGCTATCATCTCAGCTTTAAGCTCTGTAACCTGGTTGGTAAGAAGCTCAGCCAGCGGCATCTCAGGCGAATAACCTGATGCTTCTGTACGTGATTGCATATCACGTGGGCCGCTCCTATTCAACTTCCTGCCATCAGACTTAACAAATTGTTTTTTATATGGTATCACCATCTTCCCTTACTCCCTAGTGTACTGAATTTCATCAATAAGACCATATTCCTTGGCCTCTTCCGCAGTCATGAAATAATCCTTCTTCATGTCCTCTTTAACTCTTTCAATATCTTGACCTGTAAATCCCACATAATTAGCAGCCATCTTTTCATATGACTTTTCCATATGTGCATAGGTATTTTGAATCTCATGATATTTACCGGTCGCACCACCAGACAATTCATGAATCATGATATCAGCATTAGGTAAGGCAAATCTTTTACCCTTAGTGCCGGCGGCCAATAAGAAAGAACCAGCGCTTGCACACTGACCATAACCCATTGT